GAGTATTCTTCCGTCTAACGTAAAACTAGACAAGGTAGAAAGGTAGGTAGCCATGGCAGAAGATAAATCCAAAATGGTAGATATCGATACTTCCGGTGATGAAGTGGAAATTGTTTTAGATGAACAAGAATCTAAAAATGAAAAAGAAACAAAACATCACGGTGAAGTAAAAGAACAAGTAAGCGTTCAAGAAATACAAGAAGAGAACGTTGAACAAGCACAAGAATCAGATGGTTTAGATGATTATAGTGAATCTGTTAAAAAGAGAATTGCTAATCTTACTAAAAAATATCGCGAAGCTGAAAGACAAAGAGAAGAGGCTTTAAAGTATGCAGAAGGATTAAAGAAGCAATACGAAGAAAGCCAAACCAAATACTCTCAGTTAGATAAAGGATATTTGAGTGAGTTTGAATCTCGAGTAACGACTCAAACTGAAGTTGTTAAAGACAATCTAAAAAGAGCTATTCAAGCAAGAGATGCTGACGCTATTGTCAAAGCACAAGAACAACTTGCTCAATTGACTTTAGATAATGAACGTCTTAAAGCAACAAAGAGGTTGGAAGAAGAGAAAGCGGCTCAACCTCAAACACAGGCAATTCCTCAACAACCACAGCAGTATCAACAACCACAACCCCAACAACCCGATCCAAAAGCGGAAAAATGGGCAAGAGAGAACGCGTGGTTTGGTCAGGACGAGGCCATGACGTACGCTGCCTTCGGAATTCATAAAAAACTTATTGAAGAAGAAGGATTTGACGCACAGTCAGATGAATACTATAATGAAATCAATTCTCGAATGAGAAAAGAGTTTCCTCACAAATTTTCCGGTGAGGCAAATGTCGGAAGGCAATCGAAACCCGTCCAAACGGTTGCTTCTGCGAAGCGCGTAAATAAAGATGGACGCAGATCTGTAAGGCTCACACCCTCACAGGTAGCAATAGCCAAAAGGCTAGGTGTGCCGTTAGAAGAGTACGCTAGATACGTGAAGGAGGCGTAATAATATGGAAAATGAAACTAAGATAAACAAAACTTCACGCAAGTTGGAAACCCGTGAAACGGAAGCTCGACCAAAAGCATGGGTACCACCTTCATCACTCGAAGCGCCACAACCTGACGAAGGCTGGCATCATCGATGGGTAAGATACGAATATCGTGGAATACCTGACGATAAGAATGTCAACGGTAGGTTAAGACAAGGGTATGAATTTGTTAAATCAGATACATACGGCGATCGTCTTGATATACCGGCAATAGCCGACGGAAAGTTCAAAGGCGTCATAGGAATAGGGGGACTTATTCTTATGCGGTGTCCAGTTGAGATTAAGAAGCAACGTGATGCGTACTTCAAGTCTCAAACAGAAGGCCAAATGCAGAGTGTTGATAACGACTTAATGAAAGACGAGCACCCTAACATGCCAATCCATAGGGAAAGGCAAAGTAGAGTAAGCTTCGGAGGCCCAAAGCCAACCGAAGATTAATTAACTAAAATATACTTAGGAGGTATATACTATGGCAAATAAAGACGCAGCCTTTGGTTTACGCCCACTTGCAAAATTAGGCGGAAACTATAACTCATGTGGTTTTTCCACATACGCTGTGAAGTCTGGTAATAACTCAGGGAATATTTTTGAGGGTGCAGTTGTAAAACTAGGATCTGACGGATACGTAGTCGTTGCAGGCGACAGCGATACTCAAATTTTGGGTGTTGCAGGCGGTATTGAATATACAGCAGCAGACGGTAAGCCGACATTTTCTAATTACTTTCCAGATACAACTACAACTCAAGGTTCCGCTGATATTAAGATCAGAGTGTACGATGACCCCAATCAATTATTTTTGATTCAGGCTGATGGTACTTCTGCTCAGACTTCAATTGGAATGAACGCTGATGTTGCTGGAAACGCAAACGGTAACACAACGAACGGTATATCAAGTGGTGAATTAGACTCATCAACTCTTGCTACAACAGACTTAATGTTGAGAGTAGTTGGTGTGACAGCAGATCCAGATAATAGCGATTTAGGTAGCGATAACGCTAACTTAATCGTAAAGATCAACGATCATTTCTATGCACCAAATACAGCAGGCGTATAGGAGGTTAATCTATGGCTATATCTAGAAGTCAACTCGTTAAAGAGTTGGAGCCGGGTCTAAACGCACTGTTTGGCTTGGAATATCAAAAGTACGAAAACGAACACGCTGAAATCTTTAATCAAGAATCATCAGACAGAGCTTTCGAAGAAGAAGTAATGTTAACAGGTTTTGGTAACGCACCTGTGAAGCAAGAGGGCGCAGCAGTAACATTTGACTCTGCAAACGAAGCATACACAGCACGTTATTCACATGAAACCGTAGCTTTAGCATTCTCTATTACTGAAGAAGCTGTGGAAGATAATCTTTATGACAGATTATCAGCTCGTTACACAAAAGCATTGGCAAGATCAATGGCACACACAAAGCAGATCAAAGCAGCAAACGTATTAAATAATGCGTTTACAGGCGGCGCTTCTGCTGGTGGTGACGGCGTTTCTCTTGTGAACACAGCACACCCAACAACAGGTGGTGGTTCGTTCTCAAATAGAAACTCAACCGATGCAGACCTTAACGAAACATCACTTGAGCAGGCGATGATTGACATTTCTCAATTCATCGATGAGAGAGGACTAAAGATTGCTGTACAAGCAAGAAAAATGATTGTCCCACCTCAATTAATGTTCGTAGCGGATAGAATCCTTAACTCAACATTGAGAACAGGTACAGCCGACAATGACATCAACGCATTAGTGAACATGTCAATGTTGCCTGAAGGTTATAGAGTAAATCACTATCTAACAGATACTGATGCATACTTCATCATGACCGACGCACCTAATGGATTCAAACACTTCGTGAGAACTCCATTAGCGACAGCTATGGAAGGTGATTTCGATACAGGTAACGTGAGATACAAAGCTAGAGAGAGATATTCTTTCGGTTTCTCAGATCCACGTTGTGTATACGGTTCACAAGGTTCCTAATAGGAACATTTGTTTTTTCATAAACAAATACTTTCAAAAAGGGCGGTTGTATCCGCCCTTTTTTTATGTTTTAATAGAATTACTAGCATAACATAGATTACATGGACTGAGCTAGTCAGACGGTATAGAGACCATGTGATCGGTCTATACAACCTAGGAGGTTTATAATGGCAAATACTACTTTTTCAGGTCCAGTAAGATCCGAAAATGGTTTCGATTTTGTAACCAAAAACGAAACTACTGGAACTGTCACAACCAATGCTACTTATGGCAAGGGAGTTACTGGTGGCGTTCAATCTTTATCAGGTGCAGGTGCAGTTGATACAACTAACTTAGTAACTGAATTAACTACTACTGGTGCTGACGCATTAACACTTGCAAATGGAACTGCTGGTCAAATCAAAATTATCACTATGATTGTTGATGGTGGAAATGGAACTTTAACTCCAACTACTTTTGCAAATGGAACTACAATTACTTTTAATGATGCAAACGACACAGTGATGTTACTTTATGCTAACACAATTGGTTGGGTTATTATTGCTAATAGTGGCGCAACAGTAGCGTAAGGAGGTAAACAATGGCCTTCGATAGTGATATTCTCATTAAAGGTGCGGCGGCTAACGCCACCACTACAATAAACGCTCAACGTTCTCGTTTAAAAGGATTTATTATAGGTCCGGGCGCAAGTAATGGCACTGTAACCTTTAATGACGGTGGATCTGCCGTTTTTAACGTAGCTGTAACAGGAGGCACCTCAGATGTAGCAATGAACATTGCTGAACAAGGTGTTGTGTTTAAGTCTAACTTAAATGTAACCACTGTTAATTGTACGGTTAATGTATTCTACACAGGATAATGGCGGACAAACAACCACCGAAAACTAAAAAATATTTCCGCTCCACAAAAAGTGGGGCGGGAATGACCAAGGCGGGAGTTGCTCGATACCGAAAAGAAAACCCCGGTTCAAAGTTAAAAACCGCTGTAACAGGAAAAGTAAAACCCGGCAGTAAAGATGCTAAAAGAAGAAAATCTTATTGTGCTCGTTCTGCGGGTCAAATGAAACAATTTCCCAAAGCAGCTAAAGATCCAAATTCAAGATTAAGACAAGCTCGTAAACGTTGGAAGTGTTAAATGAAGCATGATTGGTTGATATATATCGCGGCGATAGCGATGTTTATATTGACCGTTAGTCTTGCTCTTGCCGAAACCAATACCGTATCAAGTACGGTAGTAACAAATTCTACTCCTCCCACTGCAAATGCACCTACTATTATGAACAATAATAGTGATATTTGTAAGGTGGGTGTCGGAGCTTCAGTTCAAAACAACGTTGTCGGAGTAGCTACAGGCGTCGTTATTGACGATGAGCTGTGTCAAAAATTAAAATTATCACGGTCTATGTATGCCTACGGTATGAAAGTTGCGGCCGTGAGTATATTATGTCAAGATTCACGAGTCTGGGACGCCATGACCGATGCAGGCACTCCTTGCCCTGCACGAGGATCTATAGGAGCCGAAGCAGCTCAATATTGGACTGATAACCCCGATGAAATTCCAGACGGAAGTAAATACAAAACAGAATACGTTCAAGCCAACAAACCAGAACCTAAGGAGTTCAGTGATGCTGACAATGCTTTATTATTTAAAACTTTGTTTATTATTGCTACTGGTTTCCTTATCCTCTAAAGCAGATACCTGTTTACCTGATGCCGAAGGACTTTGTACTCCGGGCGTTACTGTAGAGGAACAAGTCACTGTAGAAAAGACGGAAGAAGATAAAGGTACAGAAATTATCTTCACTACCACAACAACAAAAACTACCACCACAACCACAGTTACTAATGAAGATTCCGGTGATATTCTTGAATACGAAGAAGGTTTTTTATCTATTGAAAGATACGAAGGTGATATGGACTATGACTGGGGAGGTGAGGGTCCCGCAAGTATACCATCAGGTACCTATTGTGGTGATTTAGGAACCGACACATGTGCAGAAATTACAGGCAGTGGTAATGATAAATCTATTATGGGTGTCGATGGTATGGGTTCAACTTTTTATCAAGAAGTTGACATTTCTAATTTAAATATAGATAACGGTGGTAAAGTTACATATTCCATAAAAGTCGATAAACAAGATGATCAAGATAGAATCTACATGCACGTTACAGGAACTGGTGGAGGGACTACCGTCTTTTCAGGCACTGATATCCT